GGCGCTGTGAGCCGGGTGAAGGGTGTCGGCCTGGAGGTTGGTCGTACCCGTAGCGGCTTGCCGGAGGGTGGGGAGATTGTTCCCACCACGAGTGGTGCCGCGTCCAAGGATGGCGGTTTGGAAACGTTCGCCGCTTGTGATGAAACCCACTTGTACAACACGAACAAGCTTCGCAACATGTACAAGACCGTTCAACGTAACCTCGGCAAACGTAAAGGTGATGCAGACCCGTGGATTCTTGAAACGTCCACCATGTACAAGCCGGGCGAAGAGTCCATCGCTGAAACATCGTACAAGTATGCGTGGGATACCGCTTCGGGCAAAATCAAGCATCGTAGCGGCATCTACTTCGACCATGTGTATGCGAACATCGACTTGGATGATTTCGCTGACGAGAAGAAGGTTCTCCGCGCCTTGCAGGTCGCGTATGGTGCGAGTGCGAAGAGTTCGGACGGTAAGGATCATCTGATATTGCCGGATGGTCGTATGACCGTGTTGAATGCTGATGGTGTTGACCCCGAGGGGCACACGTATTGGGATGGTGAGCTTGGCCCGTCGAAGGATGGGTGGATTGACCTGAATGGTCAGATGGATCAGATTTACCAGCCTGATTCAGACCCTGCGGATTCGATGCGCTACTATTTCAACACTTTGTCGAGCGTGCATGATGCTTGGCTTACGGAGTCCGACATTCAATCCCACATGCTGTATCGGGATGAAATGCACACCGCGTTCAATTCGATTCGTTTGGATGGCGCGTGGCAACGGTTCGTGACGAAACGTGAGCCTATCACGTTGGGGTTCGATGGTTCCGTGTCGGATGATTCGACGGCACTTGTGGGTTGCCGCGTGTCCGATGGCATGTTGTTCCTTATCAAGTTGGAGTCCGCTCCTGATGGGCCTGAGAAGGCCACTTGGCGTGTGAACCGTGATGCGTTCGACGGCATGGCCCGTTGGATGATGGACAACTACAATGTGGTCGGCTTCTTCGCTGATGTCGCGTATTTCGAGCAGATGATTGGCGGTTGGGAGAAGGATTACGGGAAGAAGTTGAAGGTCGGTCCGCGTAAGAGCGGCGACAAGATCAAGTTCTGGACTAACAACTGGTATAAGGACATGCAGGTCGCGTTGGATAACGCGCATACAGCGTTCCGTTACCCGTATACGGAGCCGGATAAGAAAAGCAAACCGGTCAAGGATGATATCGCGTTGCTTGCTGATCCGCGGTTGGTGAATCATTTCCGTAATGCGCGTAGGCGTGAGACCCGTACTGGGTATGCGATTTATAAGGAGTCTCCTAATTCGCCGGACAAGATTGATGCGTGCATGGCTGGCCTGTTGGCTTATACGGCTCGTGGAAAGTATTTGGAGTTGGCTGAGGTTAAACGCCGTTCCGCTCCGATGAGAATCTACTAGGTGGTGATTTCGAGTGTCTGACTCGTTGATGATTAAGAACGCTTCCGATGATGACGATGATGCTTACGTCATTACCAATCTGGCGCGGGAGTGGGGCGCTCGTCTGCCGTATCTTGCCGAATTGAAACTGTTCAAGGATGGCAGGGAGATGGTGGATGCGAACAGTGTGCCTCAAGGCACTGATCCGAACGCTGCCCCAGTGTACAAGCTGATGCGCCAGTTGGGTGTTGTGAATCTCGCCCGTCGTATCAGTGAGAGCGTGACCGACCGCCAGCAGCCTAATGGTTTCCGTAAGGTCGAGGATTCCTCGTTGAAGGATACTGATGCCGATAGGATGGCGAAACAATGCGGCCTGAATTTTATTCTTCGTCGCAATATGCTGCCAGACAAAGGCGATTACGGATGCTCGTTTGGCTTGGTTTCCAATGCTGGACGTGGGAGATTCATCACGCCTCTCAGCCCTTGGGAATGCTGGATGGATGTTGGTGAGACTGCTGCTATCCAATACACGTATCTGGACCGCGAGAACAAGGAAGTCATTCGATTGTATCGTCTTGTTGTTGATGACAGCAAGACCACGACGAAAGTGTATTCCAAGACGGCACAACGTGAACATGATCGTTCCGTTGTTGATCCTAACGATGTTTCGTCGGTTGCTAAGTTCGCGTCTGATGCGAAAGCTTGGGAGCCTGGTAGCGATTGGGAGTGGGCTGAGGATTCACAAGCATCTGATTTCTCTTATGCGGAGGGATGCGATTCGCTCCCTATCGTACGTTTGAGCACGGTTGACGGGCAGGGATTGTTCGAGCCGTATCTGCCGATGCTGAAACGTATCGACCGTGAAACGTTCGACCGTTTGTGCATCACGATGATGCAAGCATTCCGACAGCGTGCCATCAAAGGCACCGTTCCAACCACGTACACCGAAGAGGATCAGGAAGTCATCGACGGCGACAAGCAGGCTGGTGATCCTATTGATTTGGCATCCACGTTCGCGGTTGGCCCTGCGGCGTTGTGGAAGCTTCCTGATGGTGTTGATATTTGGGAGTCTCAGACCACTGATACCGGTTCTTTGCAGAACAACATCATGGCCGATGTGAAGCAGTTGGCTTCCGCAGCTGGCATTCCGTTGGATATTCTTTCGCCTGACGTGCAGGGTTCCGCCAATGGTGCTGAGTTGAAGCGTGAGACGTTGAAGTTCAAAGTGCAGACGATGAACGAGTTGGATTCTGAGCCTATCGTGCGTATGGTGCGTATGGCTTTGGCCGCGTCTAAAACCGCGAATGCTTCGGCGTCCGAGTTTGAGATGGTGTGGAAGCCGATGGACACGACCAGTTCGCTGGAACAGGCTCAGGCTTGCCAGTTGTTGTATCAGAGTGGCTTGTTGGCGCGTAGGACGATTCTCACGCACAAGATGGGCTTCACCGCTCAGGATGTGTCGGAGGATGATATGAACCGTCTTGCAGACCAGTTCAACATTTCCGGCCAGGCTAATAAGAGTAATGCGAAGCCTGTTGCTGCTGTGGAACCGGCTACGGGTTGGGATGATGAAACCCAGTCCGCTGTGGATGGTTTGCCGAACGTCGAGGGTGAGCTTGTCGATGAAGGCGAGTCCGAGTCCTGATGGCCGGTAAGTCGCTTGAATCGTTGTCTAACACGCTTGAACAGGCTCGTGCAACGCTGGTGAACCAGTATGTGAGTCAAGCCCACAGAATGTGGGACATGCTGACGCCCGCTGACTGGTGGAATGATGGTATGACGTTTGCCGTCGCATCCCGTATGGCGTTGTTGGAGATGGCGTTGATTCAGCAGGTGCGCCGTTTGGGCGTCTCCTATGCGAATGAGACGTTGAAGCTTGTGGGCGTCACTCCGAAGGGGGATGTGCCTAGTTTGGTGTTTCCTCGTGACAATACCGATCCGTGGCTTGTGGCGCAACGTCCGGCTGACACGTATCGGAGTCTTGCGGTGAAAAACCCCACGATTCGTCCTGAAACGTGGCCTAGCAAGACCGATGAGATATTCAGCGAGGTTGATAAGTGGATTGAACAGGCGTTCAACCGTTTGCAGACCACTGTTGACGAGGATGTTTCGAGGGCGCAGACGAGCGCCACGCTTGAACGGTACAAGGATAGCAAGGTGTTGGAGTATCGCAGGGTGTTACATCCCGAACTGTCCAAGACGGGTTCTTGTGGCTTGTGCGTGGTGGCGGCTGACCGATGGTATTCGACGGCTGACTTGTTGCCGTTGCACGCTAACTGTCATTGTGGTGTGGCACCGGCTGGCAGTGATTACGATCCGGGTTTCCAGTTGAATCAGAAGGATTTGAAACGCTTGTACGCCGAGGCTGGTGGTACTACCGCGTCCGCGTTGAAGCAGGTGAAGGTCAAGACCATTACTCATGGCGAGTTGGGCCCTGTGCTTCTTGCCGAGGATGCGAAGGATACGCCCAGTCCAGTTCCGTCGAAGGCTTCTGACGCTTGGCATACGCCTGACCGTAAATCCACGTTGGCTCAGTGCCGTCGTATGGAGAATCGGGCAATCGAGTTCAATCGGCGTTACAAGGAAGTGCAGAAGGCCGGTAAACCGGTGACTTTCCGCTATGAGGGTAGGACGTTCACGTTCAAGCCTTCCAAGAATTTGAAACAGGCTATGGCATGGCAGAAGACCATGCTCAACCAGATGCGGTCGATGCTTGGCGAAGCCGCATAACACTATTGAAAGGATTCAGGCCTAATGGCTGATGAAAATACCAATACCGCTGAAACGGCGGCATCTACGAATGCGCCTGAAACGGGCGTGAACGCGCAGCCGAAGGACACTGCCACTTCTCCTGTAGCCGCCGATACCGCGACTCAAAAGAATGGTGCGGATGACCTTTCCGAGAAGTTGGGCATGTGGAAGCATCAGGCTCGTGAGAACGAGCAGAAGATGTATGAGAATCGTGATCGTGCCAATGCCGCCGAAGCGAAGCTTGCCGACACTGAGGGCGCTCTTGCCAAGGCGAACGTGCAGATAGCCCGTTTGAAGGCGCAGAAACTGCATCCAGAGATTACCGACGAGGCTTTCGACACTTTGTGTGGGGAGACTGAGCCGGAAAAGATTTCCGAATGGGCTGACGCTTTTGTGAAGTTCATGCCGAGCAAGACTGAAACGGTTGAAGCGGGGCAGAAAAAGAATGATGGGAATGCTCCATGTGAGCCATCGCCGGAGTTGGCGAAGGAGTTGCAGAGCAGAAACATGCATGTGTGCAAGCCGCAGTCAAGCGTTTCCGACGCTTACAACTACGGCGTGAAGCATTCCGAAATCAAGAAATAGTTTTATAAGGAGATAAATATGGCCAATCAGATGGTTCATACTGTCGCCAAGACCGCTCCGAAGGATGACCAGTCTTGGCTTATCAATCGTATCACCGATGGTGTGCGTGAAGCACAGCTTGACTTGTCTACGTTCACCAAGGACAAGTCGCATGAGAACGATTACTTCGCGTCCATTACCGACGATGATTACGAGGCTTGGACTAAATCCGGTATTCCGCTGGCTCAGATTACTGGAACCAACAACTATGGCCCGTACGATCCGAACGCTTCCGATGGCCGTAATGGCACGATCATCGGCTTCTTGGAGTCTCAGGTGCATGTGCAGTTCACTCGTACCGGTTTCGAGGATCAGTATCCGACTGTCGGCGTCCGCTATATGGGTGTTATCGATAAGAAGAATCTGCCGTACACCGTTGATTTCAGCAAGGCGAAGTTGGAGGGATTGTTCCTTGATTATGACAAGGGCGCCGCAGCTCCGCATGTGACCGTGTTGAATCCGGCAACTGCCGCCGCATCCGCAAGTGACACCAGCCATACTGCCTGAGTTTAGTTTCTACCCGTTTGAAACCCGCCCATCATGGCGGGTTTTCGCATATTAGGAAGGTTTTTCAATGAGTCTGTTGAATAAGGACATCATTACTCCCGACGAGGCTTCCGCCATCGTGCTGGGAGCCTATCAGACAACTACGGCAGCTTTGCCGTTCGCTTCCATCCTGCCGGACCAGTTCACCGGCTTGTCTGTCGAGTGGACTCCGAATCAGGATGATCCTGAGGTTGATGAGATGAAGTTCTCCACTTGGGATGCTGAGGCACCGTATGGTCGTACTGTTGGCGGCGAGAAGCTGTCCTACACTTCCATGCTGCCGTTGCGTAAGCGTATGCGCGTGTCCGAAAAGGACATCGCAAATGGCAACATTTCCATGACCAACGGAGATTTGAAGACCACTCTGAGCGATTATTTCGTTCAGTTGGGCAAGGAATTGGCCTACCGTCTGGAGAAGGCGCGTGTGGCCGTCGCCGTTGACGCGAAGCTCGGCATCACAGAATCCAATGAGGATGCAGCTTGGGATTATGCACGTGATTCTGCACTATCCACTTCTTTGACAACTACGAAGACTTGGGACAAGACTGGTGATCCGGTCAAGGATTTGCGTACATGGTCCGACCTTATCGACGATAAGAAGGGTGCGCGTCCTACCATCATGGTCACCACCCGTAAGGTTGTGAACGCTTTGACGTCCAACGCGGCCATCATCAACTACTTGTTCCGCGGTCAGGGTTCCACCCTTCCGGCTCTTGTTTCCGAGAATGATGTGAAGAGCGTTTTGAGCCTGTACACCGGCATTCAGGATATTTACGTTGTTGACGAAAGGTATCGTGATTTCGCTCGCCAGTCCAAGATTACTCTTCCGGGTGGCGTCAAGAGCTTCTTCCCTGAGAACACCATCCTGCTGATTCCGGCTTTCGGTGACGTGAACATGGGTTACACCGCGTTGGGGCCGACCGCTGAAGCTCAGACTCCTGCATATGGCATCAGCCGTGAGAAGAACGCTGGCCCTATCGGAGCCGTGCTGAATACTCCGTCTTCGACTCCGGGATACGAGGCTTACGTGAACGGTACTGCATTGCCGGTTCTTGTGCAGTCCAACAGCACTTTGAAGGCCACTGTACTGACCGCATGATGTAGGAGGCGCGTATGAGCACGGCAATCATCGACAACATCGACTGGTTGAAGTATATGCGCGTCTACGGTTCCGCCGACGCGGATTCATTTGAAGAGCATTTCGACACTGATTGGATTTCCGCTCAATGCCGCAAGGCCGCTCTCATCTGTTTGAGCGAATGCCCGATTGTCCGGACACGCTTGAAGAAAGGGCGTCTCTCTGAAAGTGATTTCGCGTCGGTCGTATGCGAAATGGTGTTACGCGTAGTACGTTTCAACCGGTTCAAAACCGAAGCGAACGGTTCTTACTCGTACACGGAGCATGATCCGCAGCAGAATCAGCCTGGCTATGATCCAAGTCCCCGGCTGTTCTTGTCGAAAGCTGAGAAATCGATTCTGAATGGTTTCGCTGAATCCGCTGGCACGATGTCACACATCAGTCTTGGTTTCGACCCCGGTTATGGAGGTTGATGATGGCGTTTCTGTTTGACGATGATACGAATGAACGCCATTACCTCTACGAGGATGACCAAACCCATTACGGTGGTCAGAAACAGCTGTTCGACACGGATTATGTCGTTGTGATTCCTCGCAAGCATGTTCAGGACGCGCACGGCGGCCAGTATGTGCAGACTGGCGATCCGGTGAAGGTCATCTGCTGTGTTGAGGGTCGTGCGCAGCAGGCTGGCATGTTCTCTATTTCTGGAGCTGAGGATAAGACGCCATCTTCGGATAACCCCGGCGGTTTGGAAGAGGTCACTCCTTTGCAGATTATTGCGAGGGAATGGCCCGGCGACATTTATTCCCTGATCTGGTATAAGGGCGATTATTACGATGCTGACGGCGCTCCTACGTGGCGTGGGAGTGGTTCTCGTTTCTCCCGGCATTGGGAGGTTCGTGCACGTCGTGTTGTTATTGGCGATTATCTTGATGGCGGCATTTCCGAGCCTGAATGGGTGAAGGAGGTGGGTGGCGTTGGGAA